CCCTATCAGCTCAACATCCTTGCCGCTACCCGCGCACACGCAACGGCAAAACAGTAACTTTTTAAAAACGTAAAAACATGGGAAGACCACCAAAGCCTGAAAGCGCGCACAAAGCAGAAGGCACATACAGGGCCGACCGGCACGGGAGCAGGTTAAAGGCAACTGAAAGCACCGACCTGAAGCCGCCCGCGCATTTCAATAAAGCGCAAATTGCAAAGTGGAACGAAGTTGTAAACCACCTTCGCCAATTTGATATTTTGTCCGATCAGGACGCAGACAGCATTGCCACCTACGTTGAATCAGTCCTTATCCAGCGTGACGCATTTCTTCTGATGCAGCGGGAAGGGTTCCTGGATGGAGAAAAAACACATCCGGCTTTTCGCGTTTACCGCGACATGGAAGCAGTCATAAAACCACTTCGCGAGCAGTTCGGATTCACACCACGCGCACGGCAATCCATCCACGTGAAAAAGAAAGAGGTCAAAAAGGAAGACCCGATACTGGCAATACTCACAAAGCCAAAGAAAGCCGTGTAAATGTTAGAGGGATACAACCGATACATCAAGACGGTGCAGGCCGGAATCGTGCCTGTTTGTGAATATGTTAAAAACGCAGTTGCCAGGCAGTTAAATGACCTGAAGCGACAAGGCACGCCCGACTTCCCGTACCACTTTGATAAACAGGAAGCGGAGCGCTGGATTTCCTTTATTTCCATACTTCGCCACACTTCCGGCGAATGGAAAGGACAGTTTTTCAATATTCAGGACTTTCAGGCGTTCCGGTGGGCGGTACTTTTTGGATGGCAGCGCAATGACGGTAAAGGACGCAGATTCAGGCGTGCATTCGTGGAGGTGGCCCGAAAGCAGGGAAAGACGGAAGAGGCAGCCGCTATCATGCTCGGTGGCCTGCTGATAGATGGCGAACAGACAGCACAGATTTACAGCGCTGCAACAACCAGGCATCAGGCTAAGATCGTGTACAATGCCGCAAAGATGATGGGGCGGGAACTGAAGCAGGACAGCGAAACAATACGCGACCTGTTAAAGGTTATGCAACACAGGGTAATATTTGAGCAAAATGACAGCTTCATGGAAGCCTTGAGCGCTGAAGCCGGAACACTTGACGGATTAAGTCCTCATATCGCTGTCATTGACGAGTTCCACGCGCACCCGACAAACGAAGTGCTGAAGGTTATTGAGACAGGCATGGGTGCGCGCACGCAGCCATTGACATACATCATCACCACAGCCGGATTCAATTTTGAATCGCCCTGGTACCACATGAGGCAGAACTGCATTGACATCCTGCGGGGGCTGAAGCACGATGATACATTTTTTGGAATTATTTACACGCTGGATGATGGTGATGACTGGAACGACAAAACATCGTGGGTAAAATCAAACCCACAGATCGGAACTACTCCCACATGGGAGTTCATGGAGTCAGAGTACACCAAAGCGGTAAACGAGGGCGGTAGATCGGAGGTAGAGTTCAAAACAAAAAACCTGAATCTACCTGTAGGCGTTTCTGAAGTGTGGATACCTGATGAACTTTGGCAGGCGTGCCGAGATGAGATAAACCACGCCGAACTGCAGGGCCGCGAATGTTACGCAGGCATTGACTTTGCGGCTGTGTCTGACTTTACAGCACTTGTTGTCCTCTTCCCGCCTGTTTCGGATGATGACCACTACATCATTATCCCGCACTTTTGGATTCCTGAAGAGGTGCTGAAGATCAGATCACGCGATTTGCCTGACATTGTGCGGTGGCAAAAGGACGGACTTGTAACGGTAACGCCCGGAAACGTGACGGATTACGACTACCTGACAGCCGAGGTGCACCGTTTGCGCAGTCTTTACGACATCCGGTCAATAGGCTACGACCCACACAACGCATGGCAGACAATATCTAAGCTGGAGGCAGACGGGCTGCCTATGGACAAATTCAGTCAGGGAATCATGAATATGTCCCCACCAAGCAAGGAATTTGAGCGAATTGTCCGCAATGCGCGTTTGAATCACGGAGGCAATCCGGTGCTTCGCTGGATGCTACAGAATTGTGTTCCGTACTATGATTTTAACGAAAATCTGAAGATCAGGAAGATGAAGGAAACACGCGGGGCAAAGATTGACGGCATTGTAGCCGCTATCATTGCACTCGGTGAATACCTGAAGAATCCACAACCGGAAGTTTACAGCCAAACAGGACTTTTCTATGTATGACGAACTAAGAGACTTCAGGCGTGAAAACTTTGAGGAGTTTTTACAATTGTTTCATACCTTGCATGAAGTTTCAGCCACGTATCAGGAAACGTATGAGGTGGCTGAACTGGAGTTTGCGAAAAAACACGGCATGAGAATCTTTAAAAACTTCATGCACTTCCACAACTACAAAGCCAGGTACAACAAACGAAAAGCTAAGCCCAAAAAATAGAGATCGTTTCATGTTATTTTGGTTCCGGCCCACTTGATTAATCAGGTGGGCTTTTTATTTTCATCATGTTTTTTATTTGCCGCCTTGCATATCCGATACCTTTGTATTGCAATGGGTATTATCTCACAGATACGCGGCATATTTCAAAGCGAGCAACGCAACAGCCTATCGCATCCAGCAGAATGGATGTACACATGGATGGGTGGCAAACCTACCCGTTCAGGCGTAAATGTAAACGGAGAAACAGCCCTGACACACGCGGGCGTATTCGCGTGCGCAAAGATTCTATCCGAATCGGTCGCATCGCTTCCTGTAGCACTTTACATAGATACGGGTGAAGTTGTTAACGAATTGTCAAACGATACGCGCACACGACTGATAGGCGCGGAGCCTTCAGAGCTGTACACGTCATTTGACTTTCGGTCAACCGCCATGCTTCACCTTGCGCTTCATGGCAACTTCTATGCAGACATTATCCGCGATGGCAACCGCCGCCCGGTCGAACTCCGCATCATAGAAAACCCTAACTGGGTAAAGCCTGAACTTGACCCTGAAGGCCGCCTTTGGTATCGCATATTTGACCAACGCAGTACCGCAGGCGGTTATGTAGAGCGTACTCTTCCGGTTCGCGCACGTGATATTATCCACGTCAAGGGCATCAGCAGTAACGGCATTGAGGGTAAATCCCCTATCACCCTATTCAGGGAGAATGTAGGACTTGGTATAGCCACCACGCAGACACAGGGCAGCCTGTGGAAGAATGGCACTTTGATTAATGGCTACCTGAAACATCCTGGCAGGCTTGCGCCTGATCAGGCACAAAATCTGCGTGACAGTTGGCAGAGCAGGTACACAGGCCGCGACAACGCAGGAAAAACACCTGTACTTGAGGCGGGTATGGAGTTCGTGCCATTGACGCTGAAGCCAGCCGATGCCATGTTCATTGAAACAGCAAAGTTATCGCTGCACGATGTTTGCCGGATATACCGCATACCGCCTCACATGGTCGGTGACCTTGAGCGATCAACCAACAACAACATCGAACACCAAAGCCTTGAGTTCGTGCGCGACACGTTGCGCCCCTGGCTTAAGAATTGGGAGCAGGAACTCAACAGGAAGTTACTGTTTGAATCTGAAAAAAACAGAATGTTCTTTCGCTTCAATGTTGATGCCCTGCTTCGCGGCGACACTAAATCGCGTTCTGAATACTTCGCGCGTGCGCTCGGTTCCGTTTCAACTCCGGGCTGGATGACACCTAACGAAGTGCGGAGGCTGGAGAACATGAATCCGGTTACATCTGGCGACACGGTTTATAACCCTACTTTGAATAACGAACAGCCGGACGTAGTGCAGGCTGACAACATACAAGACAATGGACAACAGCAAGCAAGCGCTACAGCCTGAAATACGCTCCTTTACTGAAGGCGTGGAAATCCGCATGACGGAGGACGGCAAGCCTTCTGTTTTTGGATATGCGCTGAAGTGGGGCAAATCCTATGACATGGGATACTTCACCGAAGAGATACAGCGCTCTGCACTTTCGGAGGCTGATATGTCGGACGTGCGCATCCTGTTTAACCACGATCCCAATCTGATTATCGGTCGCACGAAGTCAGGCACAGCCACAGTTGGCACGGATGAGACGGGAATGTGGTACAGGGCATCCATACCGGACAGCCCAACCGGACAGAATCTCATTGAAGCGCTCAAGCGCGGTGACATAGATCAAAGTTCGTGGTCGTTCCAAATTGCACGCAATGAGGCGGGTATGTCGGTCGGCGATGAATGGAGAATGAAGGACGGCAAAGAGCATCGAGTAATTACCAAAGTAAAGCGCGTGTTCGATGCTTCGCCCGTTACCTATCCTGCCAATCCGGATACATCAGTCGCTATGCGCTCGCTAGAGATGGCAAAGCGCAACGGTGAAGGTTACGAAGAAATGCCGCCAAAGGCACAGGCTATTGAGGCAATCACAGGCACGATTGAATGCCTGAATGAATCTGTATCTGAACTCAAGGGTTATGCCGACAAGATGACCATGATTGCATCAGTCAATCCTGATTTGTCAGCAGCCAATGATTTGGCAGCGCTTTTGAATGCGCGTGCTGATGAAAATACAGCGCTTGTTGCAACGCTCGCAGCAGCTATACAGGCGCTAAGCACAACTGAAAGTCAAAGGTCGGTTAATCCCGATCTTACAGAAACTTACAATCTGCTATGCCGCGCACTCGACCGGAAGGCAGCAATCATTCAACGCAAACAAATTTAAGCAATGGTAACAGGTATTCAAAATCTGTACGATCAGCGTGCGCGGATCATTGAGCAAATGAAAGCGACCGCCACAAAGGCAGCCACAGAAGGGCGTGCTATGAGTGAGGAAGAACTCACTTCATGGCGCAAGATGGAGGCCGATGAATCGGCTTTGACATCATCCATTCAGGCAAACGAAGCACTTGAGGCTTTGGAGGCCCGTAATGTAAAGGCCAAATTCGAGAATGCGCCAAAGGCGGCAGACAAGGGCAAACAGCGTGACTACGTCAGCGCCTATGAGCTGTTTGTGCGCAAAGGATGGCATGAAATGGATTCAGAAAGCCGCAGTATTCTTCGTGAAAAGCGCGGAACGTCAAACCAGGTCGTAGGCACCGATTCGCTCGGTGGATACCTTGTGCCGGACACATGGCAGCCTGAAATTGAGCGTGCAATGAAATCGTATTCCGGCATCCTTCAGGCTTGCAGAGTCCTTCAAACGTCAACAGGCGAAACAAGGTACTGGCCGACCGAAGATGATACAAGCACGAAAGCCGTAAAGGTTGGCGAGGCATCATCGTTTACCGTTCAGGACTTGACGCTCGGACAGGCTCAACTTGACGCTTACAAGTACGGCTCTGTAATGAAAGTGTCGTATGAGCTGCTTCAGGACAATGCGTACAACATCGAACGCGAATTGCGCGATGCCTTTGCGCCTCGCTTTGGCCGTGCGCTCAATGAGCAATGTACAATCGGTGACGGTTCCGGCGATCCGAATGGCGTAGTTACCGCTTCCACGCTCGGTAAGACAGCCGCGTCTGCAACCGCTTTCACGTACCTGGAACTCCTTGATCTGAAGCACAGCATTGACCCGGCGTACAGGGCAAATCCTGACCAGTTCGGGTTTATGTTCCATGACAACGTACTGCTCGCAATCAAGAAATTTGTGGACAGCCAAAACCGCCCATTGTGGATGCCTTCATACGTGGCAGGTGAGGCCGACCGGATTGACGGCACAAGATTTTGGGTGAATCAGGACATGGACAGCAGCATCAACGCCTCTTCCAAACTTATCCTGTGTGGTGACTTCAGTAAGTACATTGTGCGTATTGCTCAGGACATGATTATCGCACGCCGTGACGAACTGTACTCTGAAAGCGGACTTGTCGGCTTCCAGGCATGGATGCGCTTCGATGGCGAGTGTATCAACACAGCAGCAATCAAGCACCTTATCACAGCTGCATCCTAATGAAGGTCAGGATACTTGAATCGCTTGTCGGCAACGATCCGGACACAAAGCAATCGTTCAGCTACGGTAAAGGGCAGGAAGTTGATATGCCTACCAACCGTGCGCTTTCCCTCATTCGCGGTGGCCTTGCCATCGAAATACAGGCAGAGCAGCCCAAAGTAGAACGTGCGGCCGGACTTCCACCGACAAACGAAAAGCGTAAGAAATAACACATGGCTACAACGGACGCGCAACTTCTATCTCTTCGACCGCCCTATGTGGCGTTAGAATGGTACAAAAGCCGCACAACTGCCTTCACGGTTACTGTGGAGGACACTAACGGCACGCCTGTGAATCTTACAGGTGCAACTGCTACCATGCAGATAAAGAGCGCGTCCGGTAGCGTGTTATTAACACTCACAACCACAGCAAATGCAGGTATTGCGCTGACTAACCCGACAAGCGGGCAAATGACAATCAGCCCTGAAGCAGTAGGAACCGGAACGCTGCCAATTTCAAACGTGCTGAATACCGACCTGAAGCTAACCCTGTCATCCGGCGTAGTGTATGTCCTATTTCGGGCAACCATCACGCTGATTGATAAAATCACAGCATAATCTAAGCGATGGCAGATATTCAGGTTACGCTCAATTCTTCTAACATCACGGTTCAGTTCCCTGTGTCGCAGGTCGGCGCTGGTGTGCCATCCGGAGGAACAGCAGGACAACTGATAGTAAAGGACACATCAACTGATTATGATACGAGTTGGACAACCATTAACGCTATCTTAGGCGCGTTACCTGAATACAATTCAAACGATGCCGCAATAGCCGCTGGTAAAACCGCTTATCGTGCAGGAGCAGCACACGACAGCGCAACCAAAGGAACAATAATCTACATCACATGATAGCATCAGACTACAATACCACGCACAGCCCGTACTACACAGGCTATACGGTTAATGCTGAAACTATCAGCGAAGAGTTGCCCGTAGCCATCGAAGATGCCAGGGCGCAACTTCGCATGGATGACCTGCGCCATGATGATGAGTATCTGATGCTGTTAATTCGGGCGCAATGCGATCTGATTGAAAGGTCGTATCAGGTCGCTCTTCTTAATAAGGTCGTATCTGAATGCCACAAACAATTCCCTTGTGACAGCCTTCGGCCTATGACTTTGGCCGGGCTTGTTCCGATTCAGTCAGTTTCTGCGATTGAGTATTACAACAGTTCGGGAACGCTCACAACGTGGCCATCAAATCAGTACGATGTAAAGGTCACATCAGGTGGCGCAACCGTCATGCCCAAAGTAAATTACAGTTACCCTTCAGATGTGCAAATCAGGCCGGACGCTGTGACGATCACGTACACAGCCGGATATGGCACAAGTTCAATCAATATACCCGACACCGTGCGACTTGGTATTCTTTCCCGCATTGGCAGAGCATACACCAATCGTGAGGACAGTAAGGAAACGGAGTTCAGTATGTCAGATGTTTTGCTTCAGCCGCTTAGGCGCTGGATATAATTTGAACCAATGGCAAAGCAGACACAAATAGGCGAACGTAGGCACAGAATCATGTTTGAGCAGCCTACAACGTCAAGGGGCACATCCGGACAGGAGTTGTTAACCTGGACACGATATACTGAAGTGTGGGCAAAGGTGACGTATAAAATGGGTGGCAATGCGGATGAGATGATGGCAGACAGGCCCACCACGCAAACCGCTGTTACGTTTGATATTGCGTATCGTGATGGATTAAACGAGAAAATGAGGATCAACTTTGAAGGCGATCTTTTCGATATAATGTACATCCAAAAGCCTGACTTCAGGCAATCGCTGTTAATTACAGCACAAAGGCACGACTGATGAAAGTAGGTCAATACGTTTACGCCAAATTAAGCGCAACAGCAGCCGTCACGGCGCTTGTTGGCACTCGTATTTATCCGGTGTTCATTCCTGAAGATGCCACATATCCTGCCATTGTGTTCACGGTGTCCAATGCACCGACTGACAATCAGAAAGACAGGAAAAGCGACCACGACACAGCGACCGTGACCTTTACATATTGGGCTGAAGCGAAGCAGGGGCTAAACGCATACGGAGCGCTGGATAATGTAGATGTGGCAGTCAGGGATGCGCTTGACTTTGTTACAGGCACAGCCGGAGGCGTAACGGTAGAGGGTTGCAAATACATTTCATCTACTGATGGCATGGATGAAGATGTGCTGTTTGTTTCACGCACGTCTGTTTATCAGTTCATAACTGCTAACTAACATGAGTTATCAATTAGGGGTTGAAATAAACGATGTAATACGCGGGCTGCAATTACTGACAGCGCAAATGAAAAAGGACGTTAATAACGACCTTAAAGGCCCGGCTGACCTATTAGCCTCTGCCATCAAAGCAAGGACACCTGTATCATCAAAGTCGCACAGCCGATACAGGAGAGTGGGCAAAAAAGGAACAAGAGCAAGAAAGGGCAGCGGAGTGATTGTCGCTACATACAGGCCTGGTAACTTGCAAAAGTCATTCAGGAGCCTTTCAAAATTGCGTAGAATCAGATTGGGTGTAATGGTAGGGCCATTGCTCGGGGGAAAGCGAATTGACGGTTATTATGCGCACTTTGTAAACAATGGCGTTACGATGACCAACGGAAAAACAAGAGCCGGAAAACGATTTGTAGAGGCCGCAATAGCAGCAGCAGGGCCAGTTGCACAAAACGCCATCCTGCAGATAATCGGTTCAAAGATTGATACCGTGAATCGTGAATCAAAGAATACATCAAGTGTTTCGCGTGGAACAGCGCCTTGGTACAAACTTTACGCCCGCGCAAAGGGCAGGGAATAAAAAGACAACACCATGAAGATACAACTTTTAAAGGATTACGAAAATTGGGGAGCGGGTACGGTGCTGGATGTGACACCGAATGACGCACAGCCACTCCTGACTAATGGAACGGCAAAGCAAGTGCCTGATGACACACGGGCGCGTAAATATCCGCTCGGCGCACAGGTCGAAAATCTGTGTGTTCCACTCGCTGAAAATATGACAATCACAGCCACGCCGCAATTCATCGCGTCAATTGAGGCTGATTTGAATACAAACGACACAACGCCAAAGCAACAGGCGCGGCGCATCTTCAACAAAAACAACGACTAAATCATGGCTACAGTATTAGCAAAAAACATGAAGCTCTACACAGGAGCAACGCCAGCTGCCATTACGTGTCAGGTGGACGCTTCTATCTCAACTTCCACGAATATGTTTGAAACCACCTGCAAAGACAGCAGCGCGGTTTCTGAATTTCTGCCAGGTGCAAAGTCATGGACAGCATCCGTAACCGGAAACGTGGACTTTGCAGCTACCAATGGCGTGGAGGAACTGTTTACAGCATGGACAAACCAAACATCGGTTGCGCTTGTGTTCCAAACAGGCACAACAGGCGATGCAAAGTACAGCGGAAGCGGCTATGTATCATCCCTGCAAATCCAGTCCTCCGGCAATGATGAAGCTGTCACATTCTCTGCGGAATTTCAGGGAACAGGCGCTTTGACGCAGGCTAATATCTCATAATCCATCACATCAATCATCATCAACAATGTCGCAAATCAAGTTAAACGGCAAAATGCACCCTGTCAAATTTGGCATGGGCGCCCTCATTCAATACGAACGCAAAACGGGGCGATCCGCAATAGAGGACTTTCAAACGATGTCCGGTGGAGCGCCCCGCTTGTCGGTGGTGGCAGACCTTATCTATGCGGGCATCACGTGCGGTTACAGGCAATTCAAGAAGTTGCCCGACTTCACGGAGGATGACCTTGCGGACTGGTTGGATAATGAATCCATCGCTGAAATGATGCAGATGTTTCAGGATTCATTCCCACAGACGGACGCGGGAAACGCGAACAGCCCGGCGAAGCCGACAAAGCAGAAACGGGCGTAAAAATCAATTGGCATGACCTGTTAAGGCAGGCTGCTAAAATAGGCATGGATGAGGAAGAGTTCTACCTGTCAACGCCTGCTTATTTCAAGTACCGACAAGAAGCGCATTTTGAGCAATTCAAGAACGGTTGGGAGCAGACGCGCTTTGTGGCCTACATCATGGCAAAGACGGTAGATTCAAAGAAGCAGATAAAAAAACCTGCTGATTTGCTTCCGTTCAGTTGGGATGCCCCGATTAAGTCACACCTGAAAACACGCTCACAGATGAACGACAAAGAGCGTGAAGAGTTTGATAAGTTCGACCGAGATGCAGATGAAATCCTGAAAAAAACCAACCCTGAACTTTACGCCCGTTACATGGAGGCTAAACTAAAAAAAGATGGCATCTAAAGCAGTAGCACTAAACGTCAGGCTGGGCGTAATTTTCGATGAAAAAACTTTAGCAGCCACCGAAAAGGCGCTCCGGCGCTCCGGTGAGAAACTATCCCGCATAGGCTCTGATTTAACGCTGTCCTTGTCCGCTCCACTTGGTTTATTCGGTGGCGCTGCCATCAAGGCTGCCGGAGATTTGGAAAGCCTTACCCTTGCTCTACAGTCGCAGTTGGGAAGCGCGGAGAAAGCAGGGCAGGAGTTAGAGAAACTTCAGAAAATTGCAGAGAATCCAGGTTTAGGACTTGAACAGGCGATCGGCGCTTCCATCCGATTGCAGGGTGTAGGAATTGCAGCCAATGACGCACGGGAGATCATCAAGCAACTTGGTAACGCCATTGCATCCACCGGAGGCACAGCACAGGAGTTTGACAATGTGACGCGGCAATTTACGCAGATGATTTCCAAAGGGCGTGTTCTTCAGGAGGACATCAGCGTTATATCTGAATCCATGCCCAATATTGCCCAACTGATGCAAAAAGCCTTTGGCACGCAATCAGTTGAGGGCATTAGAGATATGGGTATCGGCGCAAAGGAATTTGTTGCCGGCATCACAGCAGCAGCCGCCGAACTTCCACGTGTCAAATCGGGCATCAAGAACAACATTGAGAACGCGATGGATGCGGTTAAAATCGCACTTGGTAAAGTGGGATTGGCCATTAACGATGCGTTTGATATTAAGGGCGGGCTTGAGAAGTTCGCAAAGTTCATCACGGACGCAGCAGCCGCGTTTAATAATTTGAGTGCTGGAGCAAAAACTGCCATTGCTTACATGGCCGGATTTTTGGTAGCAATAGGGCCAATTGCAAAGGTTATCGGCTCAATCCAGGTGGTGCAGTCTTTTTTGGTTGGAACATGGAAAGCGATGCTTCCATACCTGAAGGATACGGTTAAGTGGCTGCAACTTCAACGTGCAGCATTTACAGCACTTGCGCCTTCCACACAGGCATTTATTGCAATTGGACTTGCAGTAGCAGTTGCATCCATCGCAAACGAGTTCGGACTATTTAACCGCCAACTGACAGCAGCGGAGAAGTCCATGCAGATGGTGAACGACCTGACAGCACAAGCGAAGGCAGAAACAGCCGGAGAGCGCGCACAGGTTGAATCACTTATCAAGATACTCGGAGATGAGAACGCGAAGCGAGAGGACAAGATAGAGGCGCTTAATGAACTGAAGTCAATCAATCCGGCATACTTCGGGCAATTGACAATTGAAAATGCTTCAGTAGAAAAACTGAAAGTAGCGTATGAGGGATACGCAGCAAGCATATTGAAAGCGGCATCAGCAAGAAGAGCGGAAACGGAGCTTGTGGACCTTGATGCAAAAAGAGAGCAACAGTTAAAAGCGGTTGAGGCGGCCCAAAGATCACTTGACAGAGCAAAACAAACCGAATCCCTCGGCGGGCTTGCTGTTTCGGCTCAATTATCAACAACGGAGGAAGGTAAACTGAAGATACTCAAGGAGCAACTTGATGTTACAAATCAGCAAATAACCGACCTAAAAAAGATAGTTGACGGCAATGTAGCGGTTGAGATTTCAGAGAAGGCCAAAACAGCAGCGGAGATAGCAGCAGCAGAAGCGGCAAAAGCCGCAAATGAAAAGCGAAAGCAGGCATCAGAAGCGGCCATTGCAGCGGCAAATCGACTGAAAGATGTTTACAAAGAAGTCCAGGCAGATATTCAGGCTGAAAAAGACTATCAGAATGCACTTGGTGCAGAGGATATTATACAGCAGGCAGAGACAATTGAGAAAGGACTGAAGCGCCTGATTGATGCAGGATTCAGCCCCACATCAGCGGAGGTTGAAAACCTTAAGGAGCAACTGAAAGGGCTGTATAGCGAATTTGGCACAATACCGACCATCCCGACACTACCAACGCCAACGGGCGTACAAAGCGAAGGCGCGGGAATATTGCCTGTTATATCGCAGGTTGACACAAAGCCGCTGGATGACTACTACACACGCATTTCAGAGATTACGCAAGGGCTGACAGAAGGCACGCTGAAGTTCGGAGAGGCATTTACAACCACCGCTGAATTGATTTCAGAGCAGGGAACGATGATTGAAAATACCGTGCTTGGTATTGCTAATGCGATGGCTCAAAGCGCATCCGAAGGCGCAACATCCATGCGCGAACTCGCACAGGCTGCAATATCAGCCGGACTAAAAATAATACGCTCATACATTCAGCAGGGCGTTGCAAGTGCCGTATCAAAGGCGCTGACATCTGTACCGTTCCCGTTTAATATTGCAGCCGGAGCAGCAGCCGGATCGGTTGCGAGTGTGCTATTTACAAACCTGATTTCAAAGATCGGCGTTAATGGATTTGCGCGTGGTACTGCCTTTGCGCCCGGTGGTATGGCACTTGTTGGCGAGAAAGGCCCGGAACTTGTCAATATTCCGCGTGGTTCGCAGGTCATATCCAATATGCGCACTAACCGACTACTTGAGGGCATGGGGCAATCGGGCGGCGTTATGCAGGGCGAGTTCACAGTCAGGGGTACAGATTTGGTATTGGTACTTGACAGGGCCAAAGCAAGACAATCAAGAGTGTTTTAATCAAAATCAAAAGACATGGCATTAAGGGTTTACGGCATCGGCAAATCACCATCAGGCGTTCAGTACAACGCCGCGATATACGACATATCATATTCAGGTAGTGAATCTTCCTTTGACATTGCCAAAGGTGGCATCAAAATAGAATGGAGAGGCGACAATGACAATGACGTACACAGCCCTATATTAGGCTCCATTGCGTCAATTGATATGCTTATCCCGGTCACAAATACCACGCTGAATACCTTTGTGGATGACGTGCGAACATCCAAAGAGGGCAGGTTCCTGCTTGAAATTGAAATACAATCAGGCGCTAAGGTTTGGAGAGGCATTATAACTCCGGATGCCCTAAGTACAGAAACAGATGAAAGTCCGGTTTACAGGTGTTCGATAACCGCTGTTTGCGGGCTTGCTATGCTTAAAAAAGTACCATACCTGAATGCGGGAGCGCTGTATTATGGCACGGACAGACTGACAAAACACCTGGTAAATGCGCTTGGTAAATTGGCGCACGTTTCAACATTTTGGGGTACAGATGATGCGTTTTTGGAAACTTCGCTGGACTGGTGGGCAACAGGAATGACCGCCAACGATGCCAACGATCCGCTGTATCTTGGGTATATAGACCATGCGGCATTTTACAACTTTGATAAAAACGGCTCTATTGACGATGATGTATTGTCGTGCTATGACGTGCTGAAGTACATCTGCCTTTCATTCGGCGCACGAATTAGAATGCGCGATGCTGTTTATGTGGTGGAGCAGATTGACTACAGAGCGAACACGGCGTACAACTGGAGGACTTACAAAAAATCAGGAGCGCAAAAGACATACGGCGCTTATTCCGGCGTGCTGAATGTCAATCAGACTAAAGCCAACGCATCAAAGTTGACGTATGTTACATACGACTATCAAACACAAACATCAAAGGCAAAGGCTGTATATGAAGTAAGGTTAAGGCGCAATTTTTGGCAAAACATCATTCTTCAGGAAGGGCAAACTTACAATTTCAATCAAACCATCAGCAGCCAATCAGGCGCGGTAACAGCCCGCATACGTGGCACGTTTTTTATCACAATTGAAAACACAGGGTATTCGGGTAGCGCAAATGATATTATCATGCCTGAAATCAGTATGACAATCAAGGTTGGCAGCAACTACCTGAAACGTGACATCACATACTCCAATTTCAGCATTTACTATTCAGATGCCGAATGGAGTCCGACAAGTACGAACAGGTTTAAGTTGGTTGCACCGGGGCAAACATTTGCCGGACTTGGTGAATCAATCACATTTATACAGTCATTCGATTTTATCACTCCGGCGCTGCCTGGTGACGGACTGAACAATCAGGTATCAGCCTCAATATCCGACATAAGGAAAAATGACGGCGTATCGGTTCCATTGAGCGAATTTGGCATATCGTGGGATGCCGGAGGGCTTTACATGGAGGTGTTTGACGCAGGCACGCCGAATGTGCAGGAGGATGAGGTACTGTATGAATCTGACAATCCGGACGAGGGAACTGATATTTGGGAAACAAGACTACGTGTAGGCTCCGGTAGCCTTAACTACCTGGGCGCTGTACTCAATTCAAACGCAACGGTGTCTTATTCGGATTGGGGGCAGGGTTCAGGAACAAGAAATAAGGCGCTCGGTGCTTTGCTGACAAAGCGGGTGCAGGATGGCAGGTTGCGTGTTAAAAAGCGCCTTAACGGTCAATTGTACGGAGATCAATGCAACAGCGTTAGAAAGCTGTTAAGCACTTCAGATGGCATTGATTGGCTGGATATGCGCGTGGTATGGTCACCGACAGAGAACATCATAGATGGTACGTGGCTGGAAATGGACTACGGCACGACATCAGACGTAAAAACACCCGTCAAAGTCAAAATTCTGTCCGGTGGCACGAATAATCCGACCGTAATCAATCCCACATCAACAAGCCCCACTACAGGCGGCAATTCGCCATTTATGGCAAATCCACCGGGGGCTATACTGAATCCGCTGTCATTCAACAGTCTGAATACAGCCATAACCAAAGGCGCTACCGTCACATCTATTTCGGTGGGTACAGCGCTTGCGGGCAACGAGTTTGCGACCGGAGACAAAGTCAAAATTGTCAATCCGGTCACAGGTCAATTTCAGACGTTTACGGTGGCATCAGCGCCATCGGCCGGAGCGACTGCAATATCAGTCAACAGCGCAACTGCCGCTTTTGACATACCACAGAATGCGGGCCTGTTTGTGCAATTGACACCACAGGCAGGAGGCGGCGGTGTCGCTAATGGTGACAAGGGGGATATTACGGTAAGTTCATCGGGTACTGTTTGGACGATTGATAACAATGTAGTGAGCAATGCGAAGTTTAGGCAAAGTTCTGCACTATCAGTTGTTGGCAGATCGGCAAACAGCACCGGAAACGTGGCTGACATTACAGCGGGTACAGATGGTCATGTTTTGCGGAGATCAGGCACTACGGTAGGATTTGGGCAGACTGCCACAGATGGTATTGCAAATAATGCCGTTACTTACGCAAAAATACAGGCAATTGATAGCAGGTCATTTGTTGGTAATAAACTATTTTCATCTGCTACTCCAGTATCGCTTTCCATTGCCGATGTAAAGGGAATGCTTCACAATGGAGTTGATAAGCGAATTGCGTTATTTGATAATTCAAATACTATAATATACAATAACGATATTAGATACAATACAGATGGAAGGCTTACTACAAAGTTTTATTCAGGAATAGCCGTTACGCTAACTGTTGCATTTGGTTCTGGATGCGGAACATCCCCAACAAATGATTCAATACAAGGTAGTGGTAATTTTTTTACATTTGCTTTTACATCAGGAACTTCTATTCCATCCGGAAACACCGAATTATTTACTATTACTGTTCCATTTAATGTTTCTTGTGTTGTATTCAGCCCTTCAAATTCTCAAGACATTAGTAGTATTTACACAATATCAGGTGGCGGGACAACAATTGAGGTAAGAACAAGATCGGCCATATTGGCATCAACAAGTTATTCCATAAGTTTTTTAGCATTTGGGTTTTATTAACCAAAACAACACATCAACCATGAAATATAAACACATCATCTTATTTGCCGCACTTGCGCTGATTACAACAGCATCAAGCGCCCAAATACAATTTACAGCCGGAATCAATTACGAATCCGGCGTGCCATCAGGCGCACCATCATCCACAGGTTCACGCCTTCGGGTTGACCTTGCATCGGGGCGCATCTACCAATGGAGCGCGGCAAACACCACATGGCGCACGCTCGGTCAAGGCATTGATATTGTAGCCGGATGCGCTGCACCTGCCTACACGCCCGGATACGCTCAATCTGTGTTTGCGGTAAATGGCTGCTCCACGCCCGAACTGTACTATTACAACGGCACGCAATGGAAGCAGGTTGCAGGCGGTGGTGGCGGTGGTGCTACATACTACGCAGGTACGGGTATTGACATTGACGCAAACGACACTATCAGCATTGATACAGTACCACGTCTGATATTCTATTCAAATCAAACCTATTCAGGTGGTGTGGGTGCAATGCGGTGGAATAGTGACGATGGCACACTTGACTTAGGTTTGAAGGGCGGTAATGTGACGCTTCAATTAGGGCAGGAACTTGTGCAGCCTGTAAAGCACGCTACAAACGGCGGGCTTGATAATGGTAAGGTCGTGTACATTACAGGCTCTTCAGGTGACAATAAAACGGTTTTATACGCCCGCGCAAACAATGAAGCGACAAGCTCCAAAACGCTCGGCGTAATGACTGAAACTGTTACAGGTGGAAACAAAGGGTTTTGTACGACCTTCGGACTTGTGCGTAACATCAACACGTCAAACCTGACAGAAGGCGGCGCTGTATGGCTAAGCAAGGATACAGCGGGAGCAATGACAGCTGTAAGGCCGGAGGCTCCGAATCACGGCGTGTTCATCGGCTTTTGCGTTAGAAAGCACGCATCAACAGGGGTTATCTTTGTGAATGTGCAAAATGGCTACGAACTGAATGAACTGCACAACGTGTACGCACCATCGCCGACCAATGGCCAGGTGCTTACCTATGTGTCCGGCAATTCACGATGGGAGGCGGCAACAGTAGCAGATCAGAGCGCGACCAATGAACTGCAAACGCTGTCGGTGGCAACCAACACCGCAACCTTATCAAATAGTGGAGGTTCAGTAACCATCGCGGGTGGCGGTATTAACACAGTTGGAACAGCCGGTAGCACGATAACCGTCACAGGTACGGAGGTTGACGGCTCTGTAACCAACGAAATACAGACCATAGACCAGTTCTCACTTTCAGGGCAAACATTAAGCGCGTCTTTATCCTCGGACGGTGTAGCGCCATCTACCGTGACGCTTCCGGTCGTGGGTATTACGGCGGGCACAAATGTGACGGTGAGTGAATCGGCGGGCGTGTACACGATTAATTCATCCGGTGGCGGTGGTGGCTCTGGCATAACATCACTAAATGGATTAACTGCATCCACTCAAACATTTGCTACGGGCACGACCGGAACGGATTTTAATATATCATCCGCGACATCTACTCACACATTCAACCTGCCTACGGCCAGCGCAACAAACAGGGGCGCGCTGAGTAATGCGGATTGGACTACGTTTAATGGCAAACAGAATGCTTTGGTAGATATTGTAACTGGCAATGCAACTGGCGGTGGTGGAGGGGGAAGAATTGCCTTTTGGAATACTAATAACACGGTAACTGGTAGCAATCAATTTCTATATAATTCATCCAGTAGGAGGCTTGCCATTGGATATACTGCAACAGCGCCAAATGCTACAATACATTGTCAAACAAGTAGCGATTTGTCAACTCTTTTTGTGGCTATATTCAGAAATACAACAAACGAAATAATGAATATAAGGGCTGACGGACGCACAGCATTTTTGGCTACCAACACAGCCACAGGCACAACAGGCGCACAAACGATTAACAGGCCATCAGGAACGGTAAACTTTGCGGCTGGCGCAACTTCATTATTGGTCACAAATTCACTATGTACAACAGCATCCATTGTTTTTGCGGTGGTAAGAACAAACGACACAACAGCATACATAAAGAACGTGGTTCCGGGCGCTGGCTCTTTCACGATTAATCTGGGCGCGGCTGCAACGGCTGAAACATCGGTCGGCTTTTTCATCATCAACTAAAAAAAATCACCATGAAAAATATCATTGTAAAACTCATTCTCTTTTTCTTTTGCGCCACATCACTCAACGCGCAAACCATCGTGCAAGATTCATCCTGGCTCACTCAAACATCCGGCATATACTTTGCCAACCGCCTGCAAACGTACGACAATGGCAATAGCGTGCTGACCAGTACGAAAGTCGGTGACACAACAGCAGTCGTACAGGGCGCAATAAATGTGTACAGAAGTCAGGCATCCACAATGGCATCAGACGCTATTTTGTTATCCAGCAATGGCGCTAAAATTCGCGAAATCATCAGGCAGGACGGACTGCTTCAAACGCAGGTAGGTAAGTCGGCACTTAATCAGATTGCACTACAGGTGGATACGTCAACTGTGGAGGGCAAATACTTTACCGCTTCCGGCTGGACTATCAAGGACGGTGCAGCAGCAGCCCAAAATATTGTATTCTCATTCAATCCCACTACGGGCGCATTCAGATATAAAATCGGCTCTGAAACGGTGCGTTTAGCGTATTGCCTGGGTAATGTCATCCGGTTAGCTAATTATGGAACTACAGGGCGCGCATTGGATTTTTACCGCGCACCAAATGGCCGCTGGGTGACGATAGATTTGCAGCAGCAGTTGATACCACCGCCTGCCATCATTCAAGCGCTTCGCAACTGATATGGTCTATTCGCTTCACATCGGGATCAACAAGTACAGCGTAAGTGAGTACGGCGAAGGTGCGAACTTGACGCAATGCGTGCGCGATGCGTATGCGCTTGCTGAAATTGCGCGCACGAAATTTAACTCAAGCAATGCGCGTGTACTTGCGGACGAATTTTGCACACTCGCGAACATCAAGCACGAACTGACGAAATACGCGCACCTGATGAACGCAAACGATGTACTGCTTTACACGCACAGCGGACACGGCACGTACCACGATTATCAGGGAACGCGCGCAACGGGTGTATGCGCGTATGATGGTGTCTTTTGGGATTTTCAGTTGTTTCCATTCTGGAAACAGTTCAGAGCAGGCACGCGCATTGTCAGGTTGATTGACACCTGCTACTCTGAATCCAGCTTCAGGACTGCACAGCCACTCGGCAGGACACGTTTTATTCAGATGCCCAAAGCGCCTGTAATAAAGCCGACAACCAACAAGATGGCCGAAGTTCGGTGCAGCATCATATCTGTGAGCAGCAGCACGGTAAAGCAACCATCTTATGAGAATGACAAGGGCGGTGTGTTCACATTGGCGCTGGAGGAACTATTTAAGCAGCAAGCCATACCAACCTACAACGAACTGCACAAGTTCGCCACAGGGCAAATAAATGCGTGGAAATACCCACAGACACCGCGACTGGAGGCGCACAATGCCGGACAATACAAGGCAAAGAAGTTTTTAACCTGAAATAACGCCAAATGCCACTACCCGAACTGCCAAACTCAAAGAATCTACCCTATTGGGTTATATTTTGCCTGTGCGCTGCAATTGGGGTGCTGTATGGCAGGATAATGGAGATTGAACGCGACTGTGACACGGCGTTACAACAGGAGCGCGAATATTGGGAGCGAAGATTTACAGCAGAGCGAGAGAACAACGAAAAGATCAGAAATGAAATGCTGCAATTCGTAAGCGAACAGCGCGCAAAGTATGACGAATTATTAACCAAAGTTCGCACGCAATGAAATACATACTTCTTTCTACCTTGTTCGCTTTCGTTCTTTCGTTTTTCATCACGAATTGCGCGAAAGAAAATTACAGGCATCCGACCGACCCACACGTAAACGATTACGCGAATGTTTACGCGAATGAACGCACGAACAGGCGCAATGACGAACAGGCGCAAATTTTCAGCACACCGGAGATACGCGCAATTGCGGAGCAGGCAGACAGCGCGAATGATGCCATGCGCGCACGTATTGCGCTTGAGCTTCGCAAAGCAAAAATGAACAAACAGGCAGGCGCGTGTAGTGCGACCTGCGACACATCATTAACACAGTAAATCACGACATCATGTCAAAAACTAAATTCGATCCAAAGTCACCCGGATTCATCGCATCCATCACCTATGCCATCCTCGCTGCCTTCGCAGCCACAGGCATTGAGTTTCCCAAAGACCCGTCTGTAATCGCGGGTGACTTTGAAACCACGCTATCAAGTGGTGGCATCTTTGCCGTCACGGGCCTGCTGGTTTCAGCCATTGTGTTCCCGATATGGAACTTTACGAAGAAAGGCGGGAAGATCAACGCAAAACTGATTCTATCAAACACTACTTTTTGGGTTTCACTTGTTACTGCTATACTCGGCTTTGCAGCGCTTTACGGATTCACCGTGCCTGATGGCACAGCCGAACAGATTGTATCTGCCATGTACGCCAAAGATTGGGGCGTGCTGCTTTCGGTGCTGGCTATTAACATCCTCAATCCGTTTATCCGCTTCCTGAAGGAGATAAAAGATATTGAGCCTGCCGAAGGATAGGCTAAAGGCACTTGATGCGTGTTTTTGATGATGAACGACAGGCCCGCCTGTGACAGCATGGGCGGGAACTGTTTTCTATCAATTGAAAAGGCGTATCTTTGTCCGACACAAAACG